GAACGCCAAGAAGGACAAGCGTGACTGGCTAGCAGCGCTCATCGCCTGGGCTATCTATACCGACCAGCTGCAGAAGGCCATCGCGCCCATCCTCTACGCCATCGTCAACGAGACCGGCAAGGATGGCATGAGCCAGGTGGGACGACAGCCCAGCACCTTCGACCCGACCACCAAGGCTGTCACGGACTTCGTCGCCCAACGCAGCGGACGCATCGCCACCGATGTCAATGCCGAGACCGAGAAGCAGCTCCGGGCCTCGCTAGGGCAAGGCGTCGACAACAACGAGACGGACGCTCAGCTCCGTGCCCGTGTCGAGGGTGTGATGGGCGCGGCACTGACCTACCGGGCCGACCGCATCAGCCGAACTGAGATAACCAGGGCGCAGGGCTTCGCCGACGTCGAGGCCTGGAAGCAGTCCCGCATCGTCAGCGGCAAGGCCTGGTACACCATCATCGACGAGCGCACCTGCCCAGCCTGCATGTCGATGGACGGCGTGATTGTGGCCCTCGACACTGACTTCGCCTCGATAGGTGACGTCATCGCCAGTACGCCGATCGTTTACGACACGCTGGGTGAGCCGCCGCTCCATGTCAACTGCCGCTGCAGCTTAGAGCCAGTGCTTATCAATCTCTCGACGGGCGACGAAGCCTAGCTCTATTGTTTTTTAAGCGGGTTGTGTTTATGCTTAAGGCATAAGCAGCATCACATGAAGCGATTTACAAAGTTATTTCAGACTAAAGCCCAAAGCATCGACGAAGATGCCAAGACTATTCGCTTCAAGATTAGTGACGACCAGCCAGACCGCATGGGCGAGGTGGTCGACCAGTCGACCTGGAACTTCAAGGACTACCTGAAGAACCCGATCCTGCTGTGGGGCCACAACCCCGACGAGCCCGAGAACGTCCTCGGCACCACCCTCTCGCTCGACGTCGAGGGCGATTCCACCTACGCCACCGTCCAGCTCGATGAGGACATCAACCCGAAGGCCGGCCTCGTCTGGAAGCAGCTGCTGCGTGGGACGCTCCGCACCGTCTCAGTCGGCTTCATCAACCACACCTTCAACACCGACGACGACGTGCCAGTCCTGAAGGACAACGAGCTGCTGGAAATCAGCATCGTGCCTATCCCGTCCAACCCCCGCGCCATCGCCCTGGCCTTCAAAGAGGGCTCACTCAGTCGGAAGGACGCCTCCTGGCTCCTCGACTCCATGCAGAAGGAAGCCTCACTCATCGAAGCGCAGCTGAAAGCGCTGCCGCCAACTAACGAAAGGAAGAAGACCATGACCGAAGAGCAAGCCACAGCCATGCTCGACAGCATCACCAAGCTCACTGAGACCGTCCAAGGCCTCAAGGACGACAACGCCACCCTCCACGAGGAACTGGCCGCTCTGAAGCCTGCAGAAGAGACTCCCGAAGAGAAGGCAGTCCGCGAAGCTGCCGAGAAGGAAGCAGCCGACAAGGCCGCTGCCGATGAAGCAGCCCGTAAGGCAGAGGAAGAGGCGAAGACGCCCCCAGCTAAGTCCGGCGATGACGACCAGGGCGGTGCTGGTGACGGCGAACTCGACCCCGAGGCCGAGGCTACGCCGGAACTACAAGCGCAAATCGACAGCGCTCTAGAGGAGCAAGAGCTGCCCGCAGCTGCTTGAACCCGTCGATACCTCAATAGCAATCCCCGAGAGAAGGGAGTTTTAAACTTAGGAGTTATTTGACTATGACAGTCAAAGAATACACTCAGCAACAAATGGAAGCGAAGCTTAAAAAGCTCGCCAAAGATAAGGTGCTGAAGACCAATAAAGACGAGAAGAGCGAAGACCGGGCGATAGTCAGCAAGTTCTTCGAGGCCGTTGCAAGCAACGACCCACAAAAGACCGCAGAGTACAACGAACTAGCCGTTAAGGACTACGAAGCCAAAGGCATCGAGTGGCGGGAAGAAGGGGAGCTGAAGACCAAGGCCCAGACTGTTGGAACAGCCGGCCAAGGTGGCTACCTAGTACCCACCATCCTGCGCGACAGCATCATCGAGAAGCTGTACTACATCAGCCCGATGCGCCAGCTGTCCACCGTCATCAACGACATGCCGGCCATCCTCGACATGCCATACGACAACGCCCTACCCACCACCTACTGGGTTGGTGAAGGCGCCTCCATCACTGAAAGCGGTGCCACCTTCGCGAAGAAGACCCTGACGCCTTACAAACTGGCTGGCCTCGACAAGTTCACCAGCGAGTCGTTGGCCGACACAGTGACCAATCCTTCCCTGCAGAACGTGGTCGAAGACCGCTTTGTCACCTCGATAGCGTTGGCTGAAAATGCTGCCTTCGTAAGTGGCGACGGTTCGAGCAAGCCATTCGGCTTCCGCTCCAGCGATATTTCGCCTACCAGCAACCCGACCAACTCGGCTGCTGGCAACTTGGCCTTCACCGACATCCTGACCACCAAATACCTGCTGCCGACCGCCTACCGCCCGCAAGCTGTCTGGGTAACCTCCAGCACGGGTCTGAAGCTCATCCAGAGCATCAAAGACGCTAATGGCCGCCCGGTCTACCTACCTGGTGTCGCTGGCCTCGACGGCAACGTCCGTGACTCGTTCATGGGTCAGCCCATCTACATCGTCGACGAAATCCCGACCAACCTCGGCACCGGTACAAACGAGACCGAGCTGTGGTACGCCGGCTTTAAGAACTACTGGATTGGTACCCGCGGTGGCTTCCGAATGGACTACGGCACCGATGGGACCGACTTCTCCCTAGACAAGATCAGCCTACGCATGATTGAGCGTGTGGCTGGCCGTCCATTCATGGACACCGCCTGGGTGAAGATGAACATCAAGTAATTCGATTAATAGCAACGTAAACGGAGATTCATAGCATGGCAGAGAAATCAACTGCAGTTCCGGCTAGCGCAGTCGGACACGGCCTGGAAGAAAGCGTCGAAGGCAAACTCGTTCAGTTTGTCGCCGACGTCTTCCCTCACGTCAAAGGTGAGATAAAGAAGGTCAGCGCCGAAGAGCTGAAGCGTGTAGACGCTGTAGCTAAAGAGCGCGGCCTAGACCGAGCCTACGAAGAGGTGAAGGCAGAAGCCAAGAAGGCGTAGTCCTACCACTTCAACATTGAAGCCGCTATAGCAATATGGCGGCTTCTTGTTATATTATTGGCTTAAGCATGAGCAGCATTATTACCACAACTGATTTAGCCGGCTTCATGAATCAGACGCTGAATAGCACGCAAGCTACGGATGTGGTTGCCGCCATCAATGAATACGTCGAGACTGAGACCCACCGCTTTTGGGGCGGCACCAAGCAAGTCACCGAGACCTACGACTGGAAGCGGGTGCTCTGGCTCCGGCACATGGACGTGGTCAGTGTCGACCAAATACAGGTCGGCTTCCCGAACACCACTCGCACCACGCTGACCACGCAGTCCTACTGGTTCAACCCCTACGGTCGTGTGACCCTCTTCTGGAACCTCCTGCCGGCTTCGCTCCTCGGCGGCATCAACACCACCTCGATGCTGCTGAACGACTACATGGCGGTGACCTACACCTACGGCGTCACGACCGTCCCGGATGACCTCAAGAACGCTGCCCTCGGCATCGCGGCCAATTTCTACAACTGGGCCACCAACGGCCAGAAGGACATCGTGGCCGCACAGATTGGCAACTACCGCCTGCAATTCTCCGGCTCGGTGCGCGGCGTCGGCGGTGGCCCGGACGGCAATGCACCGCCTGTCTCCAACTCCACGCTGCAGCTCCTCTTCAACACCGTCAGTAAGTACAAGATGCAGAGGCAGTGATGTTCGGGCTGAGCCAAACCTGCAGCGTCCTCCGCAACACCACAGTCGGTACGAACGGTCGAAGCCAGAAGACTGCGCTCTACAGCTCCATCGAGTGCCTGGCGCTGCCCATGGCATCACAGACAGCCATCGAACACGACTTCAGCATCGGTAAGGCCTACGACATCTTCTTCGCCGCTGGAGTCGATGTCCGCGTTGGCGACCAGGTAGTCATCGGTAGCGCGACCTACGACGTGCGCTTCGTTAAAGCCTACGCCGTACCTGCAGTCGGTCACACGCTCGCCCTATGCGAGCAGGAGATTTGAGATGCCGACGATGCCTGACTACTCCATCACGGTCGACGCCCACGGCGTAACTGCACTGCTCGACATGATGGGCGAGGAGATAGCGCCACGGATCCTGGTCGAGCTAGCCGAAGTCTCCGAGCTGACAGTCGAGTCCATGAAGGAACACGCGCCGGTTGGTGCCACCGAAGAGCTGCGCGACTCCATCGGCTACGAAATCAACCCTGACTTGTTCATGAGTGAAATCAAGCCCACTGCCGACTACGGCGACGCTGTGGAGACCGGTTCCAAGCCTCACTGGGCGCCTATCGAGCCGCTGAAGCTCTGGGCTGACCTGAAGGGCATCAACCCCTACGCCCTGCGCTGGAGCATCGCTCAGAAGGGCACCATGCCGCATCCCTACATCAAGCCGACCTACGAGGAGATGGCTCCCGTCATCGGCGACCGCTTCGCCGCCGGCATCGCCAGCTTCATCGCCGAGACCGAGGCGGTTGCTGTATGAGCGCTTACAAGGGGATGACCCGCAAGGTCCGCGACGCCCTCATCACCATCCTGCAGGGCATCACTTACGACGCCGGCAGCGGTGCTGAGCCAGCCTTCGGCCTAGTCACCCGTGACCCGAAGTCAGAGAACGGCCAGGAGCCCTACGTGCTCATCTGGTCCATCCCCTCACGGTCAGCAGTTGTCGCCGTTGGCCAGGTGGATCGTACGCTCAACTACGCCATCTTCATCGAGCTGACGTTGGAGAGCACCTCAAGGACGCAGGCGCAAACCATCGACTACATGAGCGACCTGACGGACCTCACTATGGATGCGCTCAACGAGGCCGACTACAACGGCCAGCTGCACACCATCGACAACACCATTCAGAACTGGATACTCACCGTCACAAAGAGCGACTTCAAACCGGCCAAGTCAAAGAACGGGGCGGTACTGCTCTGCCAGATAGACGTCTGCGTGTCCTATTCCGTGGACTTATAGCTATTGCAATAAAGCTTATGTTGCCTGATAATCAAATTAGGAAATAAGCATGAGCACCACCACAACACCAGACGAGACACCAAAGCAGCAAATCGCTAAGAAAGTGATTACGCCCAAGCGCAAATACTTCCTTCCGGAAGCCGGCGTTGAGGTTGAAGCCACCAGTTTAGAGAACGCCGTAAATGCGGTAACAAAGCAAACTAATGATGTAAAGGCAGGTGATGAGTAGTGTTGTATCCATCGGCCGACGGGATGCCGTAGGTTTCGGCCTAGAAACAACCGCCGGAACCGCAGTTACTCCCGCTGTTTGGGAGCGCCAAAGCAAACTAACCCTCGACCAGAAGACAACGGTGGCAGAAGGCAAGACTGCCATCTACCGCGTTGAGGACAAGACGGATAGCGCCGTCACCGAGGAATGGGCCGAAGGGTCGCTTGAGGGCCGCGTCAGCGACATCACTGCCGGCTACCTCCTCAAGAACATCTTTGGCACCTGTGGCGCCGCGCTCCATGCCGGCGAGACCACGGTCTACGACAACACCTTCACCGTCCTACAGACAAGCCCCTGCCCAACGCTGACCTTCGCCCGCGTCAACCCGACAGCTGGCTCCTTCCGCTACGCCTTCGGCAACCTCAGTGAGTACGCGCTGGATGTCAAAGCCGGCGACTGGGTTAACTACACCGCCAAGGTCAGTACCAACGCTCGCGCTTCAGCCAGCGACACGCCGGCCTTCGTCACGAATAACAACTTCACCTCCAAGCACACCGTCGTCAAGATTGCCAGCAACGTTGCAGGGCTGCCCGGCGCCACGGCCCTCCAAGTCAAGAGCCTCAAGCTGACGATTGGCCGCAAGGTCGACAAGTTCACGCCGCTGGGCCAAATCGACCCGGCTGCTTGGGACAACGAAAGCTTCACGGTCAGCGGCGAGCTGGTCCTGCGCTACACCGACACGACGATGGAAGCCCTCGGCATCGCCAACACGGCCCAGGCCATGAGCATCGCCCTTACCAACACCGACATCACCATCGGCAGTACCACCCATCCAACCCTCACCTTCACGGCTCCTCAGGTGCGCTTCAAGCCCGTCACCTTGGATGACAATCTCGAACAGGTACTGAATCAGACCGTGCAGTTCAGCTGCGAGCTGAACACCACCGCCGGCTACATGCTGCAGGCAGTCCTTACTAACACTCAGAACAGCTACTAATGAGCACAGTTAAGTCTCAGCGCCGCCTCGCAATCACCAAACGCGTTAGCCTCGCAGACGTCTCAGAAGGGTGGCAGGACTGCTACGCGCTCATCCGGCCCTGCAGTTACCAGGAATACAGCGGCTTCGCCGACATGGATACCACCAAGATGACTGTGGCCGAGCAGATCAAGTACGCCATGGATTTTGCAGCAAGCCACTTCGTCTCCGGCAAAGTAAAAGTAGAGGGCACCGATTCTCTCGTTGATATGACAACGGCCGATATTTATGAATCTACCGAACTAAGCGATTTGCTCTTCGCCGAGATTGTGGGGCTCAAACTTGACCCAAAAGCTACCGGGACGGCAGCGTAAGCCAAGAGACGGCCTACGCACTTCGGGAGCAGTATGAGGACTTCATAGTCCATGGCGTCAGGGATGGCGTCGAGGCGCAGACCATCCGCGACATCAAATTGTTCCTCTACCGCGAGCGCCTCGGCTTGAGCTACGAACAGGCAGTAGATGAGCCGAATGAAGAAGTCGAACGCGCATTTGTTATATGGTCACTTAAACAGCAGCATGATACATTAGAAGCAGCACGGCGGAATATTAACTAACCGTCAGAACGCTGCAGCATGGCCACATACGAAAACACAATCTCGATACTGATTAAAGCAACGGACACAGCGTCGAGTGTGTTGAAGGCGACCGGCGGTGAGCTGGACGGTACTGCAGCAAAGCTGAACGCCATCGGGACTACATCAACCGAGTCTCCCCATTGCAGCGATAGCCGCGGCCAGCACGAAGATGGCCATGAACTTCCAGCAGACCATGGAGTTGTTGCACACCAATGCCGGCGTGGCTCAAAAGGACATCCAAGGCATGTCCGATGCCATCCTCAATATGGCCGGTCAGGTTGGCTCGTCACCTGAAGCCTTGGCCGAAGCCATGTACCACATCGCCAGCGCCGGACAGGGAATCTTCTCGACCAGTCAGATGCTTGCCCAGCTCAAGGTTGCCGCTGAAGGGGCTGCGGTCGGCCAAGCCAACCTGGACGATACCACCTACGCCTTGACGTCGACGCTGGCAGCCAATGTCAAGGGGGC